CACTAGGAGAAATTAATTCAGAATCAGCTAATGATATAATTCAATCAATATATGAAATTAATGATGAGGATATTGGAAAAACGCAAGTAGAGCCAATTAAACTAATAATTAATTCATTTGGTGGAGAAGTATATAGTGGACTAGCATTAATAGATACAATTGATAACTCATCGACTCCAGTTTATACAATATGCCATGGCTCAGCCATGTCTATGGCTTTAATAGTATATTCTGCTGGACATAATCGATACGCTAGTAGAAATGCTACATTTATGTACCATGAAGCAGCATATCCAATTGAGGGTAAGGTAGCGCATCATAAACAGGAGTTAAAAGAAGTAGAACGTGTTGATAGTATATGTGATAATTATCTATTATCTAAAACATCATTCACTCAAAAACAATTTAATACTGTTAAAAAAATACAAGGAGAATGGTATTTTGATGTGAAAACAGCACAAGAACACGGGTTAGTAAACGAAATTTTATAATATTTATACATAAACGCATATAATGGCTGAAGTAAAACCAAAACTTAGAGTAGATGTAAATCATAACCCAACTAAAAAGGGTATTAAGGTACAATTCGTATTACCACAAGAAATTGAAGGTGATGCTAAAGCAGCCGCTACACAGAAACTACAATCTAAATTAAACCAAGGATTATCCCAATACAATTTAACTGTATCTCAAGATACAGATGTACCATATTCAAATGTAATTGGATTCTTAATTCCAATTGCTGATTTTAAATTATTTATTAAAAATGCAATTAGCGGTGGTAGTAGCGTAGAAACTCCACCTCCACCTGCAGTATAGTTATGATTAAAAACAAAAGAATGAGGCGAAAGATACCTGTTTTCAGAGTAAGCTTGCCACCAGGAACTTCCTACAACATATTAATAGAAACTCCTGCCATTCAACAAATCGTTATAGAAGAGACTTTATTTGCTATTAAAGAAGGCATCAATAAGAAGAAGAAATCTATTATGCTATTTGAATTAGCCAATTCAGAATATTATATTGAGTTGAAGAAAGAGCAATGGAAGCCATCTCTTGAACATGCAATGGAATATTATGTTGAAAAGGAAGAATACAATAAGTGTATTGAATGTAGAGAATTGATAAATAAACTTTAGTTATGGAAGAACACACTCAGGGTATTAAAACATCAATTGAAAGTATAATTGGATCTGATACTGTTTTAAAACGTAAACGTAAAACTGAAGACGATATTAACCGTGAATCGTTTGAAAAAATAATTCAAACAATGGAAGCGGTACAAGTTAGATCAACTTTACTTCATAGTGAATTTAATTTAGATCTGCTTAGTTATGATGAGAAATTTTATGAAGTTATAGATAGATTATTTACTCTTCATTTCGGACAGGCAGCAGCTGAAATAATATTCTTCTACGTATATGAGAGAATGGATCCGGATGGTAATGCTAATCAACTACTAGATCAAGACGATAACCCAATACCATTGGAATCACCTTCAGATTTATGGTTATTGGTTAATCATTTAAGGGATAAAACTAGCAAAACAAAGAAAAAATAGTTATGCCTGCTCCAAAAACATATAGTCGAGAAGACATTCTGCGCGCAATGCGCTTTACTAAATCAAACCGTGCTGCCGCTCGTTATTTAGGATGCTCATATCAACATTATAAACCATATGCTAAATTATTTAGATTAGATGAATCCAACCCAACTTCACCTACTTTATTTGATGCTCATAAAAACCAAAGTGGAAAAGGAATCCCAAAATTCCTCCCTAACCGAAGAAAAGAACCAAACGTCAAACTCATATTTGAAACCGGAACCGGATGGGAATCATTCACCCCAGAAAAAATCAAATCAAGAGGAATAGCTGAAGGCTATTTAAAGGAACAATGTTATCATTGTGGTTTTGCTGAGCGACGAGTAACTGATTATAAGGTACCACTATTGCTTAATTTTAAAGATGGTAATCGTAATAATTATCTTGTTGATAATTTAGAATTGTTATGTTATAATGACTATTTCTTATTAGTAGCAGACCCACTAACACCCGATCAGGTACGTCATATTGAAGATAATACACAAGTTAAAGCAGTATCTCATGAGTGGGATTTAGATGATGCTCATCTTGAAAATATGAAAGCATTAGGGCTTTTGGATTAGGCAAAGTAAGGTTATATATTCACACTATAAATAAAAAATATGCGTTACGAATTAGCACAACAATTTGCTGAGTATCAGCTACCAAAAGAAATTAAAGATGCCTTTAAACAAGGAATCCAAATGGTTGGTTCACTTAACTTTACTAAGATGATGATGTTTGCAAATGAAGTTCAATTAACTAATGATGATGTTGATTACTTCATGAACATGAAACCCCAACGTAGTGAAGATGAATCATATGAGGACATGAAAATTAGAGGTCGATTCTCTAAAACACTCCTCAAATATAGACCACACCTATACGATTATTCAATTTACAATAAATAAAAACATATGCAATATTTTCAAGTTAAAGTACAATTCACTGTTGAAGACAGTAAAGGTAAAGTAAAAAAACAAAATGTAAATTATTTAGTTGATGCACAGTCAGTAACTGAAGCCGAAGCTAGAACAGTAAAATTCCTTACTGATAACGATGAACAAGCGTTTGAAGTAAAATCAGCAAGTGAATCTAAAATATTTGATGTTATTTCAACTGGAGCTTCGGAGACTGAATAATGATTAGAATTGACTCTTAGCTCAGTTGGTTAGAGCATCTGACTCATAATCAGAGGGTCCTCGGTTCAAGCCCGAGAGAGTCAACAAAAATTTGGTTCGGTCAAAATAAGATCTTATATTCACGTTATAAATAAAGATAAATGATTTGGTATATTTACATAGTAAGCATTGCATATTGTATTTGGAGAATGAGTGCAAGTTATAATAAGAAGTTTGGTAACGATCCTATCGGCCCAACACCCGGACTAGAAACACTATTCATTCTACCATTTGCTCCATTGCTTGCTGTTATTGATGCTAGTATGACCTGGATTAAGTGGTATAAGGAAGCTGAAGAGGCTAAGAGAAGGAATACTAACATATTTTAGTTAATTGTCAGGTGGTGAAAGGATATATCCACGGCATACACACCCACTCGTCTCGTGGGCGCTGAATTTGAGATAGGTAACGGGATATGGGTTGACCACAAAGCCGGCTATTTTGTCCACTACCGAATCACAGCATGGAGGTTCAACTCCTCCCCTGACAGCCTGAACACAGTGCTTCTTAAATTACTAGCCACTAGGCCAGTGGACCGAAAAGCAGCCGTGGCATACCGTAAGATCTGCTCGCTTAATAGCTCCTAATCGTTAGTAGGCACAGTTAGCAACTCTGGAGGCGTTACAAAAGTTGCAAATAAGGTTGATTGGAATGTATTAATCAGCAGGGAATTGATAAGCCCCATTGCCAGGTAATGATAAACACAGGTCAAATCTGCTGGAATATGCTGAATTATTCGTCGGTTAGAAATGCCAATCGTAAAAGCAGATGTCCACTCACCCATCTTCTGCTTTCCTGAAACTTGTTGACACGCACGACAACTTGGGATGGTGCACGCTGAACAAGCTCTGTGAACGAACACGAAGAATACCTCACTGGTGCGTAGGTAAGTATCAAGTTCTTCTGACTGTGGGGAAATAGACCCACTCTAGCCTGGGTGATGAAATAGGTAGCACATGCGAGACTTAAAATCTCGTGGGCTGAAAGCCCGTGCGGGTTCGACTCCCGCTCCAGGCACAGATATTTATTAGTATGGCGTGTCATTATTTAACAATGAAAAACAGTGACGAATTCTACATGCGAATGAAGAATCGAGACGCTGATCTTATTTTAAAAATGGCAAAATGTGTTTTAAGTGCTTACAAACGAAATAAATCAAGTATTGATATATTTGATATTACGTTTAAAGTACTAAGCGACGGGTTAGTATTTACCATTGATAAACCACAATACAAAGAATTATTAGGTAATTGTATGAATGATTTAATTATAATAGAAGAATATGAACTGTGTGCTGAAATAAAGAAAATACTAGATAAGAAAAAAATTAAAGAAGTTCTTTAATATACGGGGATAACATGGTATCGATTTGGATGTTGAGGTGATACTACATGCAGGCGTTTGGTAGAGTCGCCTTAGAAAACTGCAAACAATAACTGACGAAATGTCAACTATGACCTTCAACGACCTTATGGCGTTTGTAGGCGCCGACTACGCTTTAGCAGCCTAGTCCGCACTCGGGTGTGAGTAACCTAGGAACAGAAGACCACCGAGCGCTCACAATCGACTCGCTAAATAAGGACTGTGGATTAGTTTTCTTGATAGTCATAAAATCAAGTGGTGGAAACGACCATAACGGTCAGCCCTACTGATCAGACTTGTTCAGATCTAAGCATGTGAGACGTTAGTATTATTGTCTCTTTCAAAGACGTGGGTTCGAATCCCACTATCTCCACTAATCTATTTAAAGGCAATCAGAAATGATTGCCTTTTTATATTTATAGCTGGTAAAAGTATGAAACTATTTCTAACAACTATATTAATATTCCTGTCTAGTTTATTAAAGGCCCAACCAGTATCTGTATACGTTGGTAATGTGACTAACAAAGTTAAAATAGGTTCACTTACTGGTAATAAAAATCTTGCATTTGGTGTTAAGAATATAGTTGAAGAAGCAATACTTGATAAAGGATATGATTTAAATAATAATAGTAGTGCTTTTAAATTAGATCTTGAAATAATTTATTTCGATATTCAACAAACATCAACTGGTATAAGTGTATTTCATAAAACAGAAAACGAAACAATAATTCGAATAAAAGGTATTCTTTATACAGATGCTAAAAAACCTAAAGAATACATTGCAATAGGAAAGTCCTCCGAAATCTCAACATCAACAATGATTATCGATGAAGGTGGTGGTTTTAATCAAGCTTCGGCCCGTTCTGCATTAAAAAAAACCATTATTAATTTAATTGAAAATTTACTATGAAAAAAGTATTATTAGTCATAGCACTTTTAATCAGTCATGTAATAGTATTTGCCCAAACACCTCAAATCGGACACTTCCAAACCTTAACTACTGTTAGAAGAGGTGATACATTAGATGTTACCTGGTTTTACCGTCCGGGTGCTGCCGATGTTCGCACATTTCAGGTTGACTGGCAGTATAAAAAGACATTATTAACCCATATTTCCACTACAGTTGACGCTTCAGTAAATGGAATGACTCCTGCTGTAAGTTATAAGACCTGGGATAATTACAAATACGGTAGTTATTCAAATGGTACTTATAATTACACATCTAATTCAGAGTGGACTATAGGCCGTAACTATTTAGTATTATCGAGTGGTTCAACTATTGGATCTAGTGGATATATTATTCACAATAAGTATAAGATTAACTCTGTATCACCAAACTATGTTTCAGATACAATTACTGTAAACTGGGCTCGTATGTTTGACGTTAACGGTACTACAATTGGTGATAATGTAGCTCAACTTACAAATCAAAAATTAGCAATTAAACTATTAGGTAACTTAACATTATCAGGTAAAGTATGGTTAGGTCCAAGTATGACTTTAAGACCAACAGTATGGTGTTATAAAGCAAGTAATAATGCCTTTATTGATTCCGTAACTGTAAACGCTGATGGTAGTTATGTTTTAGATAACGTTGATGAAAATACAAAGTACAAACTAGATGTTAGATTCCCAGCTCCACTTACCGCTATTAGAGATAATGCCGTAACAATAGCAGATGCTGTTAAGACATATGACGAATACACGGTTACAGATGTTAACCAAACATTTAGTAGAACTTATTTAAAAAATGGCTTAGCTTATCTAATTGCTGATGTCAATAAGACAGGTACATTAGATGGTGGTGATGCTTATAGTATTTATGCTTCAGTATCTGGCCTGAAACCAATTGATACAGCTAAATTAATTAATGTATTTACCAAAAGTGTTTATGACTCATTAGCAATAGGTACTAATCAATGGAATGATTGGGCATCTTATATCAATGGAGTAACATATGTTTTTGATAGTGTAGGTACAGGTAACCTAACAGGAGTAGACATTAAATACTTTATATTAGGTGATGTTGATAGAACCCACTCTTCTCCAGTATATGATGCGGGCGGTGCTTTAGTAGCTGCTGCTAAGTATATTGGAACACTTGATGTTAATATTCCAAATGTAACTGCTCCAACAGGTCAAGCAATGTATGCTAATTTCAATATGAATACCAATGGTATTAAAAATGACGGCTTACAGTTTGAAATGAAATATGATCCTGCTAAGGTTAAATTTGAAGAAATTATTTCAAATATTCAAGGACCATGGTTACAATATCTAACACATGATGAAACAAATGGTATTATCCGTTTTGGAGGAATGAATAATCAAATTTTAGGATCATTAACAGGTAATGTTACTCCTTTTAAACTTAAATTCTCTCCAATCGGAAATAATGATATTCAAACAAACGTTTATGTTAGACGCTTAATGGATGCTAGTGATAGAAATGGAGATCATTTTAATATTAATTTAGCATCAGATTATGTAGTATTATCTTCAAGAGCTAACCCGGGATATGTATTGCCTTCACCTGAAAAGGAAATTACAGCTATGATTCGTCCAAACCCAACTAGTGGTTTTTTTGAGTTAGTAGTAATGTTCCCTAGATCAAATATGAACTCATTAGCTAGAGTTTATGATACTCAAGGACGTTTAATTAAAGAAATAGGTAAAGTATCTAGTACTGAATACTATACAACTGTAGTTAAGCAAGTAGATTTAACAGCTGCTATAAATGGTAACTATTTATTAGTATTAGATAATGGAAACCAGAAACGTTTAACAAAACAATTTATTAAAATTTAACAATATGTCAGAAGAATTAGAAAACTCAAATGATGGTACTTTGTCTGGATTAAAAAAGACCATTATCGGTGTAGTAACAACCGCAGTTATGGGATTAGGAACTTGGGGAGTAACCCAAATAACAGGTGGCAATGACGAACCAGCTCCAGTTCAACAAGCAGCTCCAATAATTAATATCCAAAACACTCAAACACAGCAACAATCAGCAGGTAGTGGAAAAACTGTAATTATTAGAGAAAAAGAAACTATCAAAGAAACAGCACCAAAACCTAAAAAGAAAGAGGGTGATCAATTTAAAGAAAAAGAACCTCTGTGGTAATTTATAAAAATTAAAGTATATGCAACAACCAACAGGATTTAAAGAATTATTAAATGCAATGATGCGCCGTAGATGGTTTATCACTGCTATTGTATTAGGTGGTTTTATGATTATCATATTAGGTATATTTGCTGCTATAGTAGGTAAAACTGAAATAGGCGGTGAATGGAAAGAATTATTATTGTTATTGTTAGGTGCCTTCATAGGTAGTTATGGCAAAATAATCGATTACTGGTTCAGTGATACAGATAAAGATAAAATGTTAGTTCAAAAAATGGATGAGGAAGATGGTACTAGCATGTCTCATACAAATGACATGAAAGAATCAAACAAACCAATCACACCATTAATTCCAGATGCTTTCATTACGGCTGCTGCTCATGCACATCAAACTAATATGGTTGAACTTGATATGAAAAAAGATCAGCAAGAGCATAATCAAATGATGTCTAAAGATCAACAAGAACATGAGCAAGAAATGGAAAAGTTAGAATTTGAATTTCAATCTCATAGACAATGTGAGCATGAGTGGGGTGATAGTGATTATGATGGTGAATTAGAATGCCAAAAATGTGGTAAAATAAAAGATTAAAAACCAATAAAAATTAAAAGTATGAAACAATTCCTAAAACATCTATTTGATGACAGTAACACAATCAATGAAAAATCAGTTGTAGGATTTACTGCATTTGTAATGATGGTAGTAACATTATTAGCTGATATTGTAACTGGTGTAATGGGTAAAACAATGCCTATCCATGAGTTTGTATTTGATGGATTTATGGTTATTGTATTAGGTGCCTTTGGTATTGCCTCTGTGGATAAGTTTATAAATAAAAGAAAAGGTAATGATTAAATATAAAGCTCAAATAAAATCTTTATTAATTGTTATTGTTTGGTTTGCAATAATGTTTTTTATTGCTACTAAAAGTATTGGTCAAACAATAGGAACAACAAAAACAGAAGACTATAAAGCATCATTTGAGAAAAAATCAAACATTGATAGCTTACTTGAATATGATGGTCCTAAAATCCCTATTCAGATACTTAGCTTAGGCATCAGTGAAGAGGTTTATGCTATGTATCCTGAACTAAAGGATAAGCGTGTTGGGTTAGGTGTAACTAATATTGTAGTTGAATTCTTAGAAGAGACTAACCATTTTACTTTTACTGAAGATAAAACTGAGATTAAAAATAGAATGGTTAAGCAGTTTCAAGCATCACAATCTGGAATTACTCAAGATAAGTTAGATGGTAAAGGTAAAATACGTTTAGCTCATTACTTTGCTTATATTGAATGCTATGATTTCTCAGTTTCAGAAGATGAAACAGTAAACATGAAAGATGGAGTTAAAAACACAGTTGTAACTCGCTTAGGTTTACAAGTTAAATTCGTTAATGCTGAAACTGGAGAGTACTTTACTGGTTCTGGTTTAGGTGAAGCTAAGACAGTTAGAGAATTAACATTAATGAATGATGATAACTTTTCGGAGGTTAAATTTAATCAATCAACAATAGGTACTTCAACTAAAAAAGCACTTGAAATAGCAGCTGGTAAAATACTACTTCGTATGCATAAAAAAGGCATATTCAAAATGCAATAAGACACCAAGTATTTAAAATAAAACTTGATGATTGAGAAAATTAAAAACATATCTAAGTGTGTTACTTATCATTTGTCTCAGTTGGAAAGCTGAGGCACAGACACTTACTTACTCATTTACTGATCCTTGTACTAAAGCAATAACTTTATTCTCAATTCCTGCTACAGGTACAGTAATATATTTCCAAGGACAATCAAAATCATTTACATCAGCAGATATTCAAAACGGTACATTTGCCTCTTGGATAAATCAAGTTTATACTAACTACCGTAAAATAGCTCCTTGTGGACAACAGCAAGGACAAGTAACTCAAAACCAAATCACATCACAGATTATAAGCAACACAGTTCAAAGTGTTGTTAGTAGTATTATGAGTCAAGCTCAATCAGCAGCCTCTAGTACTATTACGGGTGTTGCTACATCATCATCAACTGCTAATGCTTCATTAGCTGGAGGGGACGATGCTGCTAGTAAAAATAATAAGAATAATGATTCAAAACAAAAGAAAAAAGGAAATAATAATACAAATACAAATAACCAAAATAATACATCAAGCTCAAGTAACTCTAATAACACTAACGGAAATACTCAAAACAACAGTACGTCAAGCTCAAACAGCTCTAACAATACTGGTGAAAACACTCAAAACAATAATACATCAAGTTCAAATAGCTCTAATAACAATGGAGGGAACAGCAGTAGTGGGAGTACTAGCAATACTAGTACTGGACAAACTACTAATCAAACCAATACTAGAACTGAACAAAAAGGTAAGGAAGTAGTGTCTACAGTTACAATGAATATAGATCAACAAAATCAAAACAGTTCTAAAGACGATAATAGCAGTAGTGGAGGAGGTAAAAGTAAAAACGGTAAAAGCGGATCAACTAACCCTCTAATAGTATCATCTGATTTCACAACAGCTCAAAATCTAGATAAATCATTTACTCCAATCCTTAACTTAAGTATGTCCCAATCATCAATGACAGGAATGTCAAGTTGGGGTTTAACATCAATGATATGGTTTAATTTTAAGCAGTTTGCCCTATCAGGTAAGTATACAAAGATTAGTTTTAGTAAAGATGGTAAATTAAAATGGATACATAATGTTAATTTAACTGGTGTTTATTCGTATGGTAATATAATCGGATTTTTAGGTTATAGTGGAATATTAAATGCTGGAAAGTGGGGTGTAACTGGATTTAATGTAAGTGGAGCTATGACATTAGTAACTGGGGAAGAGAAAAATACATTCCTATCACCCTCAATAACAGCATTTTATACTAAACCATTTAAAGGTAATAAACGTTTAACTATATCTCCTGAGTTGTATCTTATATCAGCACCGTTGATATACTCAACCAAAGAAAAAGTAACAACAACAGATAGAACATTCAGTGCATTTATAGGCAGTGGATTTGACTACCAAATAACAAGACGTTTTAAGTTGAATATGAATTATAAGGCAAATTTGTCTACTAACCCAGAATTTCCTATATTATCGTTCTTCCTAATAGGTAGTAAGATTAATTTATGAGGCTATTACTAATCATATTATTATTCCCCTTTATGCTGTTTGGACAGTCAATTACTGCTCCACCTGGTAGAACTTATCAAGTAAGTGTTAGTGGACAAGATGCAAGTGGATTTGTGATTAGTGGGTTTGGATCAGAAACATTATTAACATCAATCGGTTTTGTAAACCCACCAGCTGGGGTAACATTTAGTATCACTACAACTACAGGATTATCATTTACTACAGGTTATAATTCTTGGACTAATCAAACACGTTTAAGTTTTACAGGAACACAAGCTAATGTAAATAATGCTTTAGCATCTCTAAAAGTAAACACAAGTTCTACTCTAGGTAATGTCCAAATATCAGTATCAACTACAGTTAATCCAACAGGTTACTTTTATAATCCCATTAATGGACACTTTTATAGACCGATAGCTGTAGGTGCTACTTATGATAATGCTAAGGCTTTATCTGCTGGTCAAACATTTAAAGGTCAAACTGGGTATCTAGTAACTATCACTTCAGCAAATGAAGAGTCATTTATCATAACAAATGTACCTCAAAGTAATATTTGGTTTGCTTTAACAGATAGAGCACAAGAAGGATTTTGGAGAGTAGATGCTGGACCTGAAAATGGCACTTTAATTAAAACAGCTAATGGACAATTAACAGGTAATATAGCAGGTCAATATAATAATTGGTGTAGTGGAGAACCAAACAACGCTGGTGGTGAACACTATGCTGTTACTAAGTGGGGTGGAGGTAGTTGTTGGAATGATTTACCTGGTACAGCTAGTTGGGCGAATCCTTATATAGTTGAATTTGGTACATGGGCGAACCCATCCGATGCTACATTCACAGGATTTTATACGGCTAATACTATTAATACAGTAGCAATTACAAATATATTAACAGGTACAGTTACAATCCCTGGAGGATTAAGTTCAAGACCATTACTTACACTCTATAGAGTAGTAAATGGAGTTGATCAACTTGTAGACTATAAAACAGTAGCTGTGAACGGTACTTATACCTTTACTTTACCGAATCAAAATTCAACCTACAAATTAGTACCATCATTAACAACACAAGGCATAACATCAGCTGATTTTGATTTAGTATGGGGTGAGATACAAAATGAAAGTACACCACCTATTACTGCTCAAGGTTTAGTAATGACTGGAACTAAGCAGTGGAAAGCAGCTGATATAAATGAAAATGGAATATTGGATCTAGGCGATACCTATCTAATAGCAGCTCATAACTCAGGATACAGACCAATAACTAAAGTATTATGGTTTAATTCAACTAATTATGATAATATCACTAGATTAAATTTTAACACTATTAATGCAGTAACATCGTTTACTTTAAACGTAGTAACATCAGATATAACTCAAAATATTAAATACTGTATATTAGGGGATATTAATTTATCTCATTCAAGCCAGTAATTTTTTTGGTTCGGTCAAAATAATATTATATATTTACATCAACATAAAACAATTATATATTATGAAAAAAGTAATGTTCGTATTCGCAGTTGCAACTATGTTGGTTGCATGTGGAGGAAATGCATCAGTTGAAACTACAAACACTGACAGTACAACTGTAGTTGATTCTTCAGTAGTAGCAACAGATTCAACTGTAGCCGCAATTCCAGCTGATTCAGTTTCAGCAAAGTAATTAAGAGGGGGCGATGAGCCCCCACTTTAATTTCAAAGTTATGTATAAGATAAAGCAATTCTTTAAACGTATCTACAATCTATATCGTTGGTTTCCTATCATATGGAAGGATCAGGATTGGGATGATCATTATATTTTTGAGATTCTTAAATTCAAACTTAAGAATCAAGCTAAATATATTAGCTACCATAATCGTCATATTAGTGCTAAACGCGATGCTGAAATAATGATGTTATGTGTTCGTTTAATTGAAAAAGTACAAGATGAATACTATGGCGGTGAATACCAAAACTACAATAAGACAGAACTAAGATTTATAGATAGTGAAACTCACCCAGGAATGTATGAAATAGAAATAGAAGAAATATCAGAATGTTTCGATAAATACTTTAAAAAATATCCTCGCATTTACAAACAAGTAAACGGTATAAATAGACATAATATAGCATTTAATATAGCTAGAATAAACGAAGAACGAGCACACAAATTACTATTTAAAATATTAGAACAAAACATTAAAAGATGGTGGGATTAATTATTTTAACAGTAGCATTATTAGGTTCATTAATTTGGTTATGGGCTGGTGGGATCGACTATATGGCTAAACACCATCCCGATTATAAAGGTGAAGACTTCTTTAATGAAGAAGATAAGGATGAAGTATTATAGCAAGCTTTCCAATTGCAAATATATTTATGCCTGCTATGGTACGTACTACATCTGTAAATGGTAAGGAGTATTATGTAATCACTACTTCAATTGAAGCAGGTGGAATAAAGGCTCCTGTTCAAATGTATATAGATGTTAATAAGTTAAGTAATGTAGATAAACATACCATTTGTCGTCACGCCAATCTGCTATTAGACCACCCATTCAAAGTAAGTACACCACAACCAAAGGCTAAAAAGCCATGGTATCAATTTTGGTGAAGGCCAAATAATATATTATCTTTAAATTATGACAGTTAAAGAATTAATTGAATATCTACAAACAATAGATCCTGAATTAAGGGTATTTGTTAAAGGCTACGAAGCTGGATTTAATGACGTTAATACTATTAATCATGAAGAAATGGTATTGAATGTGAATGGTGTTTGGTGGTATGGTAAGCATGATTTATTACGTAACATAGAAAAGAAAGATAAAATACTCGACAAAGAATCAAATCACAACTCCGTTAAAGGAATAATAATAGGTTATGAAGAAGACTTTAGTACTAGGTGATACACACGGCCGCTCAAATTGGAAATTAGCAATACATCAAGAACAACCTGATAGAGTTATCTTTATAGGTGATTATTTTGATTCATTTGAATTTAGTGGTGTAGAGCAAATTGATAATTTCAAACAAATAATTCAATACAAAGAAAACAACCCACAAGTTGAAGTTGTATTATTGATTGGTAACCATGATCATCATTACTTCCCCGAAATCGGCTACACAGGTACTAGTGGATACCAAAGCCGAATCGCCCCATCAATCACTCAGGTTATAGATGAAAATAGACATCATTTACAAATGGCTTATGGTTTTGATAAGTATCTATTTACTCATGCAGGTGTAAGTCCTGTGTTTATGGATCAAGTGTTTGGTGAAAATGATTGGAGTGTAGAGAGTGTAGTAGTAGATCTAAATGAATTATTTAGATATAAACCTATGGCATTTGAATTTAATGGTTTTGATGCTTATGGAGATAATACAACACAAACACCAATTTGGATTAGACCTAGGTCATTAATGTCTGCTAATAAAAAGCATAAGAAGAGTCTAAGAAAAGACTACATCCAAATTGTAGGACATACAGGAATGAAACGAATAGATATTGATGGTAGTGATAAATTCACTGGTGGTAGATATTATTTTATAGACACTATGGAAACATCAGGGGATTATTTGGTTATTCAAGATAATAATATTAATGTTAACTCAGTAAAATAAATGTTATGGAATGAGTAATAGAAGAAATTTCTTAAAGACATTTACAATGGCAGCAGTAGCAGCTGCTCTGCCATTGCCAAATATACAACCTAAAAAACTAGTTATTAAATCAACGGGATATGAGGGTATAGGTGTTGGAGTATATGGAGTAGAGCGAATGAGAATAACATCTAACGGTAACATCTGTTTAGGAACAACAACTCCAAATACTAAATTAAAATTACATATCTAATGGAAAATAATCGTAGATCATTTTTTAAAGGACTAGCAACATTCGCTAGTGGAGTAGTAGCAGCTAAAGCGGCTTCTTATATTCCAAAGAAAGAAGAACCAAAAGAACAATTATTGGTATCTAGTGCTATTACTCTTAATCATGAAGGTAAAGAATATCACCCATTGGTAGTAGAAAAAACAACATATGATGGTATGGAATTTGTACCAACCAACATTAGTCATAGTTTCGCTATTCAAGGACATAAACCAAAAATTAGGGAAGCAAACGTATGAACAACATTGATCGTCAATATAAAGAACTATCATATCATATTCTGAATTTTGGAGTAGATAAAGCAGACCGTACAGGCACAGGTACTAAATCAATCTTTGGTTGGCAAATTAGACACAATATGAAGGACGGATTTCCATTGCTAACTACAAAAAAGATGGCATGGAAATCGATTGTAACAGAATTGTTATGGTTTTTAAGAGGAGATACTAACATCAAATTCTTAGTTGATAATGGTTGTCATATTTGGGATGGGGATGCTTATAAGAATTATCTAAATCATACACAACATGAAGCATCTTATATAAAAGAACAATTTATCAATTTAATTAAAACGGATAAAGATTGGGCAAATGTGTGGGGTGATTTAGGACCAATCTACGGCGCGCAATGGAGGAAATGGGGAGGATTACAGGATTTAACTGATGATGATAAACCAATTTATTTAGACCAAATCGCAAATCTAATTAACGAACTTAAAACAAATCCAGATTCAAGACGATTAATGGTTAGTGCTTGGAATGTAGGTGAGTTAGATCAAATGGTACTTCCACCATGTCATTATGGATTTCAAGTTTATACTAGAAAATTGAGTTTAACTGAACGACGTAATTTAGTTACTCCTGAAATGCACCAACAAATTTATACTGGAGGTGACTCAAGTACACTATCACATTCAGAAATAGATCAATGGGGTGTTCCTAAACGAGCAATCTCATTAATGTGGAATCAACGTTCAGTAGATACATTTCTTGGTTTGCCATTTAACATAGCATCCTATGGTTTATTATTAGAAATTATTGCTAAGGAAGTAAATATGGTACCTGAAGATTTGATTGGCAATTTAGGTGATGTACATTTATATAATAATCATATTGAACAAGCTGAAGAGCAACTTAGTAGAACACCTTATGAATTACCTAAACTAAAAATAGAAGATGAAGTAGTATGGAAAGAATATGACTGTCTACCTTCATATAAAGTAGGTGATTTTACTTTAGAAAATTACCAATCACACCCAGCAATCAAAGCACCACTATCAAATTAATTTATATGAGTAAATTAAAATATGTACTACAAGATCTTAAATGGTTGAAGGTATTAAACAGCCCATTTAAACCATTTAATGTTAGATTTTATGCTGGTAAAACACAAATTGGTACCCCATATTTTCTACCTAGAAAATGGATAAAAGCGACTCCAGAATTGGCTAAAAAGGCAGCATTAGAAACAATAAAGTTTGAAAAACAGTGGAATGAACGAAACCCTAATTATGCTAGAAAAATAAAATCTTACGAAGACATATATCAAGAGAAACTAACATATAGATTTCCAGTACCACTCAAAGTAGGATTTAGTTACTGTGGGTTAGGATGGAAAACAAAATGGACAGATACTGACTTTAGATATGAATGGGGTCCTGTACTATCATTTGTGTTCTTTGGTTATCAAGTAGCACTAATGGTAGGTCATAAACATAGCTCACATTATTGGGAAGCATGGTTGTATTATGAGTACGCTACTGATAAAACCAAATCAAAGCGTGAACGAATAGAACAATGTAGAAAGGAATTTAACCAAACATGGACAGTATCTTCTATGGGCAAAGAAGAAGTCGTAGATTACTATCAACGTATACTTAAAACTAAATATCTATGAGACACGCAGAACGAAAAGCAAATAAAGAAAGACAATTTTTAAAGGAATTGATTGATAAAATGTTTGAACTTGCTGGTCACGATCTTAAATTTGAAGATGTTGAGGGTAGAAAAGATAATTGGTTTCAACAATACACAATGACTGAAGCCCAAAATCAAGAGTGGAAAGAGTGGGGTGTGAAGCATATTAAGAAGAAAAAACGCTATTATTCAAAAATAGCTGAGCGTGAAATGGCTTTCCTTGATTTATATTGTGGATTAAAAATATCAGACTCTAAATTTTCAAATAATGAAGAAGAAAAAAGCACAACAAACGAAGCGTGAGTGGTTTATAGTAATGAATTCACAATTGGAATACTTTAGTGGAATGATGTATGGTGGTGAGTTAGTGTGGTGTAATGATTATAATGAGGCTAAACCATTAGATAATGAACGTAAATTCCAAACACTGAAAAGTCTTTGTTATGGTGAAGAATTAGTACTAGATTATATTAACTAAAAATAAAAATGGTAAACCTCAACCTTGCTTATCCCAACGTCTCAGATATCACATTTAAAACAGTTCAATTTCCTGATGGTCAACAAGATATAGTACTTCAAACCTGGCCTACACCCTCTCAACCTGTCACTGTTAGGTCAAGAATGAATTCATTTAAAGACATTGAGTTGATTATATGTGCTAATAAAGCGCTTCGTAATTTAGGTTACACTGAAATTCATTTGAGTGTTCCTTACTTTTTGGGAGCTAGAAGTGATAGGAAATTTACAATGGGTGGTAATAATTATCTTAAAGATGTTGTATGTCCTGTTATTAATCTTCAAAAGTTTGCTACAGTAACTACAATGGACCCTCACAGTGATGTAGTTGAGGCTTGTACTGATAATTTTAGAAAAATTAATAATGTTGAATTAGTAAAATGGGCTCTAACAGATATAGACAACACATTTACAGCTCACGATAAAGTAGTAATTGTATCTCCCGACTCAGGAGCTGTTAAAAAAGGATACCATGTAGCTAAACGAGTTGGTTATACAAGAGAAATTATAACAGCAGCTAAAGTTAGAAACGTAACCACAGGACAGATTTTATACACTAGTGTCCCTATGGAACATGAATACGCTCAGGACTCTAAATTCGTTATGATTGATGACATTTGTGATACAGGTAGAACGTTTACTGAAGTGGTTAAAGTAATAAAACAAAAATATCCTGATGCTAAACAATATCTAATTGTAACTCATGGAGTATTTAGTACAGGATTTGAGGAATTGGCCAAACATTTTGATTACATTTATACTACAAATTCAATAGCAGATGTTACTGGATTTGATTTTATTAAACAAATGAATGTATATTAAATTATGAGAACAGAAGCCGAACGCCTTGCACATTATCGAGTAGCATTTTTAGAGAAAGTTAAGAAATGGAAATGGGATGCTGTTGAGGAATGTACTTATAAACAACGAGGTCGTAAAGCTAAAGTAACAACTCGCCCTGAATCAAAACCAAGAACTAAATCAGAACAAGGCGCTTTTGCTTATAACTGGATAAAATAATAAATTATGAATAAATACGAAGCATTAGGAGACAATTATTTCGGATTTGAATTATTTGAAGAAGTATTTAAAGTAATTAATGAACGTGGCTACTCACATGATGATAACATGTTTAAAGCAGGTGTAGCAAGCGCTGAAGCTGCTGTAAGGCGTTTAAGAGAAGAATATTATGAAGCCATATCTAAATCAGTAATGGATATGTAGTGATATTTATAGGTATGAAATACCTATTATCACTCCTTCTATTAATTAGTTTTACTGTTTCAGCTCAAGATACAGTTACTATTACTCACAAAGCGTACAAAACAACTTATAGCAAATCCAAACATTACCCTGTCAAGGTTGAATGGTGGATAAGTAGAGCATCTATTACGTGTGATGTTAAAGCAAAACGTGGAGATAAATTTATACCTGATCCTAAATTAGCTGCTGAAACTAATTTACAATCAGACTATACAGGTCAAGGATTTGATCGTGGGCATAACTTCCCAGCAGCAGACGCATCATGTGATCAAGTAATAAATGATGAGTCATTTTACTTCAGTAATATGACAGCTCAATACCCAGCACTCAATCGTGGTGATTGGAAAACATTAGAGGAAATGACACGCACCGAGGCTAAATTATATGACTCAGTTTATGTTTGGTGTGGTTCAGTAGGCGAAGTTAAGAAAATAGGTAAAGTATCAGTACCAAAGCAATGTTGGAAAGTATTATATACTAAACGTTTAAACACATATAGCGCATTTCTATTCGACAACAATACTACTAAAGCAGATGGAGTTAAAAATAATGAAGTACCTTTAGAATTAGTCGAACAAATTTCTGGATTTAAATTTAAAGTTAAGTAATGTTCGTACCAAACCATTTACACCTATTAGTTAAGGGTTATATTTCAAACCCACCAAAGTCAGAAGAAATACTAAACCAATGGTTTAGAGAATTAGTAAATAAAGTCGGAATGGTAGTTGTAGCAGGACCTACCTCAGTATACGTTCATGAAGAAGGTAATGAGGGGATAACAGGTACTGTAACGTTAGCTACATCACACGCCTCAATACATGTTTGGGACGCTGCTAATCCTCCAATGTTCCAATTTGATCTATATAGTTGCTCAGACTTTACACCTGAGCAAGTACTGAATCACATTGATGAGCATTTCAGTTTACAATCAGCAACATGGCAGTTTATAGATAGAAACAGTGATGAATTTAAGTTAATTGATAGTGGAAAGTGGAGGGCAGAATAGAAATTGTATATTCATCTCAAATAAATAAAATATGGCTATTCAAACAAAAGACGATGCACAAAGTAAAGCGGACAGGAGAGTTGATAGATCATTCTTTAAGACTACAAAACAAAAACCACTAATGGAAATGAAATTCAGCGAAGTAATATCTTTAGCTGATCAGCTTGAGTGGCTTAGATTGAAAAAGATAGAGAAAGATAAACAATATAAATAAATAAACATGACTAACGACACAATGTATTTCAATTGTATGGCTATTGAGGAATTGGTTCGTAGTATGGTTATGAGAGGTATAGACGACAATCTTAAATTAGTAGCTGCTGTGGATAAAGAATTCCGTCCCCAAAACGCCTGGGAAATGGAGGTATATAGCGAAGCCATTATATATGCTAAGCAGGGAGTATTAAATTAGAATTGGTCGGTCAAAATTATTACGGTACATTCAATGTATTAAATAATTAAAAAATAAAGGTTATGTCAAACGAATTGAATTCAAACGTAATGATGAGCAGTAACACTTACTCGCTCGAGCAGATCAAAGCAATTGCCCCATCAGTATTCACTACTGATAAAGCACCTCACCTCACAGACAAGTACATTCAAACCCCAACATCACGTGTTGTAGAGGATTTGATGAGTATGGGTTGGCAGGTAACTAAAGCTCAAGAAGTTAAAGCACGTAAAGGTAAAGGATTTCAAAAACACATGGTTGTGTTCCGTAATCCAGAAATCATGATTAAGGGAGCTGATGGTGATGATTCATTCCCTCAAATTCTACTCACCAATTCACATGATGGTAAAGCAGCGTTCAACTTTAGAGTAGGTATCTTCAGGTTGGTATGTAGTAATGGATTGGTTATTAGTGATGCTGATTTTAACAATGTATCAATTAGGCACATTAACTACTCATTCGAAACATTGCAAACTAAGATTCAAGAGGTAATTGCTAAACTACCTAACCTGGTTAATAAGATTAACCTATTCAAACAAACAGAATTGACTGAAGCTCAAATGGCCGACTTCGCTCAGAAAGCAGCAGCACTCAGGACTAAACAGACCATTAACATTATGGATGTACTTACTCCTGATCGTCCACAAGATGCAGGTAATGACTTGTGGGTAGTATTTAATCGCATTCAAGAGAAAGTAATTGGTGGTAACTACAAGTACGGGGGTAAGAATCGTAAAGCCCGTTCTGTTAAGAACTTTCAAAAGGACATTGAGCTGAATGAGCAACTGTTTGAGTTGGCTGAGAGTTACCTTTAATATATACTAGGTGGGGGTGTCAAAGCCCCCACTTACATTTATTTAAATAATAAGGTTATGATGTTGAATGAACGAATAGAACAGTATACTCCAATTAAGTATAATCAATGGTATTGGTGGAGACGATTCAAATCGCGTGATACATTACACAAATATCAACCACTTGAAGCCAAAATTAAAAATGGTGATTTTGAAGTAAGTGATTATCATTGGTGGAAGTTATGGGAAGATGAATTGGAGAAAGAAGCTATAACCAAATTGGAAGATCCTGATAAACAACATGAACTTAGATGTTTATTTGGAGAACGCAAACGTAGGTTAGCTGAAGACTATATTAAAGACGAAGCCAAGATACTAGAAGCAATGTATAAAGACTTCCGTGTTGAGCTTAAAATGAAACAAGAAGAAGTAGAAGATGAAATGCTTCAGTTTGAAGGTACATTGTCAGAATTCTATTATTATATTTATAACAAAAAGAAAACAAATGGAAATCAAAGACATCCTCAGTGAATTAATCACAGTAGCAACAAATGTATTGAATGAAAAAGGTCAACCTGAAAATTTCGATTTGGAAGACTTCATCTCAGCAATGGAAAGTTATTATGAAGAATTGGACGAGATAGGAGCATTTCATTTTGAAGATGAAGGTGACGGATATGAGTTTGACGAAGACGAATATTAATCAATTAAATTAAAATACCATGAATAGAAATCAGCATCGCCTCCTCAATGACATTCAAATAGCAGACATTACATCTCAGGTAGCTTACGATTTAATCAAGTATAAAACAGAAACAGCAGAAGTGTTAATAGATCATTATTTGAGGGGTGATGCTGAGGGATTATTCGCTATAGTAAGTGAATGGATTGAAGTGGCTGAAGATGAAATAAAAAGACAACTCAATATGGAGTTAACAGAAGATTCATTTGATGATGATAATTACACTCCAAGTTACGATTTTTAATATGGTTGTAATATCTATCGTTATATTAACTTTAATAGTATTTGTATTTTCATTTACTTCATATATTGATAATAAACCAAAATCAAATAAGATAAGGAAGTGGTGGAGTAAATATATTACTGATTTAGATGATAATTATAATTAATTTGGTGGGCAGCTTAAAGCTGCCTACCTTCATTCAAATAATAAGTTATGAAAACATTAATAATTCATCCACACGACGAATCAACACATTTCCTAAAACCAATATACGAGAGTATACCTAATAAAACAGTTATTACTGGTGGTTGGGGTATTGTTGAAGTAAGGACTCTAATTTCAATGCATGATCGAATAATAATGATGGGTCATGGTTCACCTAAAGGTTTATTTGGAATTAATTTTAATCGTAGTTATGTTATAGATGAGGATACAGTAGACTCACTTCAATATAAAAAATGTATATTCATTTGGTGTCATGCTGATCAATTTGTAAAACAAAATGGTTTGAAGGGATTATATAGTGGTATGTTTGTAAGTGAAGTAACTGAAGCATTAATATATAAATTGAAAGGTGATAAACAATTAGTAACCGAATCAAATAACACATTTGCATTTATGCTTGGCTCAGTTATTAACCAACCACTTCCCGAAATATATAAGCAAGTCAAAAAGGATTATGGTTGGTTAGCGGAGCGAAATGAAATAGCTAAATACAATCATGAAAGATTAGCATTGGCAGAGTAAAGGTATTATATTCATACAAATAAAAAATAAAAATAAAAGTTATGAAAAAATCAACACTCCTCGCAGAATTCGACCAAGCAGTACACATTGTAGACAGTTCATTTCCATCATTGTATACTAAGGATGATGTAATTAGGGTGCTTAGGAATCTTGAAGCTACTCTTAAAGACTTTATAAATGAAAAAGAAGAAACATATGAATCAATTATTAATATCACTCCTGAACAGTATGATACGCTGATTGATAATATTGCTGATGAGGTTGATAATAATATAAGTACTGGTGGTTGCATTGATGGATATGATTTCTCCTTAGCATACAATGAAATCCAAGTAGACAGTATCTCAGTTAGTAGAGATAATCTTAGGGATGTTATTGAACAAGTAGTTAATGAGTGGGTAGTTGATATAAAGAATGATGACGATTGTGGTTGTTAATTAAATTTGGTGGGCGGCTTTAAGCCGCCTACCTTCATCTAAATCAAATAATATGAATGAAATTCAAATGTATGATGCTATAACAGCATTCGGAAGACAAGTAATATATGATGTAATGGAGTTAGCAGCATGTTGTGATCTTAAGGTAGCACATAAGTCATTTAAAAGCCTAAATATGAATCGACATGCCGAGTGTATTGAATATATGTTTAAAGCAGAATTGAATAAAAAATCAAATAAATAGCTTATAGCTCACACACCACCCCACCTAATCCGTATATACGATTGGCAGGGTTAAGGTCATATATTCAATCAAATAAAAAATTAAAGCATGAAAGAATTCAAAATTATCGAATCACGCCCAGCAACATACTATTGGGAGTTCATCGTTAAGGCGGAAAATGAGAATGAAGCGCTAGAGAAAGTACTTAACAGTGAGGTAGAAGTAGGCGAATCATGGTGTGAAGAAAGTGATAGTGATGAAAGTGAATTTGAAGTATACATAAATGAATAAAGATATGACAGCACAGGAAAAAGCAATCAAATTAGTATCAATGAACGAGTTAATAGTATTAGCAGAGGTAGGTAATAAATTAACACCAACCGAACGTAATAGCATTGCTAAACGCCAAGCAATTGAAACTTGTAATGAGGTATTAGGGTTTATGGGTGCGGATAGAGGTTATTCATTTTGGGTTGAAGTAAAACAAGAATTAGAAAAATTATGACACCACAAGAAAAAGCGATAGAATTAGTTGATCATTTCATGGATCTAAGCGAAGAGCAAGAGTATGATACGCCAAGGTATATGTCTAAGGAAATGGCTATAAAATGTGCGTTGATAGCAGTAAATGAAATTATTAATAGTGAAAAATTTATTTGGGGTGGGTATAATGGAGATGAATATAGAAGGTATTTCCAGGAGGTAAAAATTGAAATTGAAAAATTATGAGTACATTTACAATTGATTTCTTCGAATTAGCAATGTTAGCCGAAGCGTGTATACCGCCACGTCCAATTGCTCGAGCCATGTTTTGGCAAAGCTTAACAGACAAATATTGGTATCAATTGACCGAAGGAGAACGCGCTCATATGTTTGAGTGGTTGCAGAAGAGTTGGGTGTATGAGGAGAGTTTGGAGAAGGAAGAGGATACTCAGGAATTCCATGCTAGATTCAATCCAGATAACCAATATATGGTTACGACCAATTACGAAGGTAAGGTACAGGAACATAGAGCATTTAAAATGAGAGATAGATACTATATAAAACGCAATACGTGGATAACAGAGGAGAGTATTGTATCGGTTGAGAAATATACACCAATAAGAGAATACTAATATGACAGCAAAAGAAATAGAACAATTAGCCGAAACGCAATGGGAAGGATGTCACCATTGTGATGATAATGATAAATACTTTTGGATTAAGGGATATGTAATTGGTTATTTAAATGCTAGAGTGGATAATATAGAAAAACAGATGGAAGCAAGTCGTGCTAAAATAGCAGAAATGTTAATTAATAATCAATGAACATGAAGAACGAACAGTATTGGAATGGATTTATTTTAGGATTATTTGTAGGAGGTATTATTGGTATTGTGATATATGATTTAGTTATAAGAGGTATATTATAAAAACAAATAAACTATGGCACAACAAACAGCAATGCAAATCATGTACGATGAATTGATGGTATATGAATATACAATACCATTAGAATTGATTATTAAGTGTAAGGAGTTGATTGATGTTGAGAATGAGCAGATAATGAAAGCATTTTCCGATGGACAACAAACACCTATGAATCATCCAACTCTTCCACATTATAGTAGAGATGAATATTACAATGAACAATATGGAAAATAACATAGCAGCCGGAGATACAATAAAAACAAAGGTGGGTGGGCCATATAAGGTTATTAGCGTTAAGGATAATTTAGTAACGTTTAAGATGAAAAACGGAATTGGAATGACTATAACACAACACGTGACGGAATTGATTAAGAATGTTGAGTTGAATTGTGAATATAGTGGATTACCATCTGTTAAGGCATATGAATAAACCCAGTAAATAAACACAAATATGAACAATAAACAATCAAATAAAATAGAAAACGTATTGTTTGTTATAGCGATGATAGTCGGTTCGTTTGCTATTGTGTTGGGGTTTCTAGCGTTGGTGGGCAAGATAGTGATGAGTATATTTAGTTAAATAAATAAGTATGAAAAATAAAGTATGGTATAAAATAGAAATTGCGACGGAGGAACAAAATGTATCAATATATCCAACTGAAACCTATGATGGTATCATTGTAGAAACAAAAGAATTGGATGATAAAACGGGAAGTCCAAAACTATATCTTAATAAAAATGAGATGGAATTGTTGATTGAAAGAATGATAGATATGATGAAATATGTTAAACAGTAATAATATGAAAACATATAGAAAAATAGCAACAGTACAAGCTAAGATATTTGAAGAAGGTGATGAAGATGGATTCATAACCAGATATTACAATGATGAAGATGTTGATGATGATGGATGTATTCACACTTCAGGTTTTGTTGGAGAACATGAGATTAAAGTACCATATGTATCTACATTGGAAAATCAAAAACATTTAAGCCATGGGTTTGGTAGGGAATATTTGTGTGTGGGTATTAAAGGAGAGAGATGGTTGGTTGAAAAAGAAATATTCGAATCAACATACGAAGAAATAAATTAAATAATAAAATATGAGCGCAAGTAATGTAGTTATGTTGTTAGGTTGGTTAATTTTAATGGTAAGTTTTATGTGGCCGAGTAATAAATGGGGAGGAATCGTAGTAAAAACCGCCTTATCTGCGCTGAGTACTGGCCTTTTTTTAGCGAACGCTATACATACTTTTGTATCGTAAGGGTGGAAAACAAATTAGCGGGTGGGGACGTGGTTTTTTACTAACGTCCCCTTTTGTTATTAGTAGTGTATAGTATGTGGAATGAGGTGGTGTAGGTGGATGATGGTGTTGGGCAGAGTTCTGTTTTTTCTTCGCCACTCCACACTTTTTTTATCGACAAGCAATACTTTTTTATTGCTAAGCAATACGACTTTTTTTTGTCTAAACCAAATTTGTTTTTGTCAAGATTTTTTTGTAACTTCACCCCAATTTTAAGTTTTTTTTTTTTTGCTTAGAATTTTTTTTTTGTCGGCGGAGTTTTTTTCTTACATTCACGCCATGAAAGCATTTTTTTTTATTAGTATGTTTGTGATTGCCTGGACTCTTAAGGATAATCCTAGATATGGTGCTATATGGAGAGCCTATAAGATTTTTTTCACCGTATTATTAGCTACACTCATGTTGGATTTTGCTAAGAAATCACTTAAAGAATGGTGGAGTAAGTAGGTTTTTTTTGTCACAACATCCATCGTACATTCACCGAAATTAATAGTTATGAAAGTTATAGAAAAACAATGGAAATACGGGAGTTTTTTAGCATACGACGAGATCGATGAGGAGTTTTTGGCAACCGAGAAGGGTATTCGTGTACTACCAGCGCCTTTTTTTTACGACAAGAAGTTATATTTTGAATTAAAACGCCGATACGAACCGGGTGAGAAAGCAATATTCCCCAACGGCGGATATGAGGTGGTGGATATGAGTGGAGGCATCCGCTCGTACGACCTGGATCAGATAATCATCCACCCCCAGGTACTCCAACACAAGAAGATGTTGGATAAAATGGCTCGCCGCGCCGAGAAACAAGCTAAGAAACGTGAACGTACAATGAAAAAGATTGGACGTGAGAATAAACCCAAGCAAGGACGTAGGGGACGCCCAGCGATTGATCCAGCACTCAAGGCAGCCAGAGCTGCACTCAAGGTAGAAGCCGGAGTGAGGAGTGGAGGTAAGCGTGGGCGTCCCAAATCGAGTGAGCCCAAGACGGTGTCTACACCTAAGATCTCTGGTGGTAGAAGAGGGCGTCCGGCGCTCACAGCAGAAGCGATCAAGCAACGTGCAGCAGACAAAGCAGCTACCACTAAACGTAGTGGTGGTAAGCGAGGTAGACCACGTCGGTCGTAATTATTTTTCGTATATTTATCGAAATTAAAAATTATGAAAGTAAAAGATTTGATTGAACAATTAAGTAAATTTGA